GATGAAGATGGAAAAGCGTTTCCTGTTCCAATTATTTGGGGGTCAGCAGAAAGAGCAGTCCTTGCTGTTGTTCAAGAAAATGTTAGAAAAGATGACACACTTGTAGTTGATAGATTAAGACTTCCAATGATGGCAGTAGTATCAAAAGATTATTCTTTTAATCAAAACAGATATACTTATCATCAAGCAATTAGCTGGCTGAGAGACAAGACAGGAAAGCCTAGTTTTTACGAATCTGAAAAATACAAAAGAGATACAGTTTTTGGTGTTACTAGAGGTATCCCAATTGATATAACTTATCAATTAAATTTTTGGACAATGTATCTTGAAGATGCAAATCAAATTTTAGAACAAATTGTAACAAAATTTAGTCCTATTGCATATATAAAAGTTAGAGGCATTAACTGGGAAACTATTTTAAAACTAGACAGTATCGCTAATAATTTAGAAATAGATGTTGGTGATCAAGCTTTAAGAATAATTAAGTTTCAGGTTAACATGACTGCTGAAACTTATGTTGCTCAACCAATAGTAAGAAGAAAAGCAGTTTTGGAAACAAGGATAGAAATTGTTAACTCTACGGTAGAGGAAAATATTACAGAAGTAATTCAAAGAATTGAAGACTCTGTAAAAGAAATAGGTAACTGTACATAATGATTGAAATAACCAATGTAAATAAATTTCCTGTCCAAGTAGTTGTAAAATCTACAAGAATTCCAAATAGCTTTACATGCTTGAACATTCCAGGTATTGGTAAAAAAAATAATATTTTTTTGCTTGAAGATGAAAGAGCAACTGAATATATAGATCGTGCTGTTGAAGCAGGGTTACTAACAAAAAGAATAGTTTAAAAATAAACAAGGGAGAAGAAACATGGCATTACTAAAAGGCTTTCCACCTTCAAATACAATTAGTCCTTCAGTTCGTATAGCTGAAAGAGATCTTTCCTTTTATGGGAATACCACTCCAAGTACTAACATGGGAGCGTTCGTAGGATTTGCGTCAAAAGGTCCAATTAACCTTCCTGCCTTAGTACAATCACAAAGCCAACTAAATACAATTTTTGGCTTCCCACATCCTGATGAAAGCGATCCATATTTAATTTATGCAGTTCAGCAATTCCTCAGAACTTCTTCTGCTTGTTATGTTGTTCGTGTTGCTGATACAAATATTACTAGTGATACTGCTGCTTTAACTGCTAGTGTAGATTTAACTGCTGCTGGTGAAGTTGTAGATATATATTCATTACAGCCTGGTGATTACACCTTAACAAAAGATACTTTTTTCCGTTGGAAGCTTAATGGAGTTTTAGCTTCTAAGGTATTAGTTGCTCTTGCTGGAACATACACAACAACTGAATTAGTTGAAATGTTAAATGAGCAATTAATTCCAACAGTTGATGGTATTGAATTTTATGTTCATGTTGATGGGCTTGATGAAACCATTGGGCTAAAATCTGTTTGGGCTTATGGCTCTTCTTCTATTATAGAACTTGTTTCTGTTGCTGATAGTCTTTATGGACCTGCAAGTGAAGTAGGCCTTGGCACTGGCATGCTTCCTGCAACAAGCAATGGTGATAATGTAAAATACCCAACTTCTGATCCTTATCAAACTTCTGGAAACTTTGATTTTACTGGTTTAACTGACCAGTACATTGAAGTTGTTGTAACTGGAACTGATAATGGAAATATTGATGATGTTGTTCAAACAATTCCTTTGACAGCATTAGAAGGATCTAACCAAACTATTACTGATATAATTACTGAAATCAACAACCAAATCGCATTATTGCCAGGTGGATTTCAAGCTGTTGCACATTTGACAAACCAATTAGGATTTGAAACTCTTGCAAGTGGTAGAGATTCAAAAATATTAATTAAAACCACTAGTTTCCCCGCAGCTAGCATTATTTTTGGATTTGATGGAACTACTGGAATCGGAACAAGTCCTGCTGGCGTTACTGGTGATCTAAATATTGATACACTTGCTAGAGTATCTGGAACTTCTGTTACTAGTGATGTTTCTATGACAATTACAGCAGATAGTGCTGGCATTGAAGGAAATAAAACCACAGTATTAATTGAAAACGATCTTGAAACAGGTAATTTCAATATGAGAGTTTTCAATCAGAGTGTACAAGTTGAAGCTTGGGGTCAACTTTCTAAAGTTCCTGGTAGTCGTTATTATGTTGAATCATATCTTCAGCTTGTTAGTGATTATGTAAGAGCAATTGATAATACATTAGTTGCTGCTCCTCCAATTAACAATGGACCTCTAGGTTCTGCACTTAGTGGTGGCACTGATGGTGTTCCAGCTGATCCTGATGCACAAGATGATTTGCTAATTGGTTCTAGGACAGCTTACACTGGCCTTTACACTTTAAGTGAACCAGAGCAAATTGATATTGATCTAGTAATGGTTCCTGGTCATAGTTCTACAAGAGTTATGCAAGCATTGATTCAAATGGTACAAGATAGAGGTGATTGTCTTGCAATCATCGATCCTCCTTTTGGATTAACAGTTAGGGAAATAATTCAGTGGTCTAATGGTGTTCACCCATTAAACACTTATCCTTTAAATACTGATTTTGCAGCACTTTACTGGCCTTGGTTGAACATAACAGATATTGATAATGGTATTGATGTTTGGGTTCCACCATCAGGTACTGTTGCTGGTGCATATGCAAGAAATGATCAAATTGCTGGACCTTGGTATGCTCCTGCTGGTCTTGACAGAGGTTTGTTAACTTCTGTTAATGATGTTTACAATCGTCCTACCTTAGCAGAGCGTGATAGTATGTACGGCAATGGAAATGCAATTAACCCAATTGTGTCCTTTGCAGATTCTTTTGGATTTGTAATATTTGGTCAAAAAACACTTCAGAGAAGGCCAACTGCTCTTGATCGTGTAAATGTTAGAAGAATGCTTTTCTATATTGAAAAAAGAATTAAATCTGCATCAAGAACTTTGTTGTTTGAACCAAACGATGACAGAACAAGAAATAAGTTTATTGGTCTTTCTAAAGATATCTTAGACTTTGTTGTTATTAATCGTGGTATTACTGAATATAACATTCAATGTGATGCAGTCATCAACACAGCCGATGTTATTGATCGCAATGAACTAAGAGCAAAAATTGGTGTAATTCCAACTAAATCTGTTGAATTTATATTTATTGAATTCACAATTTTAAGAACTAATGCTTTAAGCTAATAGTTAAGTTAAGTTAATAATTAAAATTTTAAAAAAGGAGAATCTACAATGGCATTCGCAATGGGTTTAGGACAATTAGGAACATCTTCAGCAGTTTTCAAAAGAAAATTTAGATGGACCTTAGAATTTGTTAATGTTTGTTATAATGGTAGTATTATTCCACCTTCGTATGTTAAAGCTGCTAATAGGCCTAGCTTAACTATTGAAGAAACTGAAATAAATTACCTAAATGGAAAAATGTGGATACCTGGAAAAGGTACTCAAGATACAACCACTGTAACATATTATGATGTTGCTAGTGCTGATGCAGCAGAATCAATTAGACCATTGTTTGTATGGCTAAGTACTGTTTATGACTTTACAGATCCTGTAAATCTTAAGCAGTCTTCCGTAACAAAAAGACAAGGAAGTTATACTGCACAATATGGAGCATTAGATATGCTAGATGGTTGCGGTAATCCTATTGAAAGATTTTTGTATTATGATCCTTGGCCAACACAAATTAACTTTGGTGATCTTGATTATTCATCTAATGATGAATGTACAATTGAGTTAACCTTAAGATACAGAAACTTTGAGTATATCTCACAAGGAAGTTGTGCTCCTACATTTGAACCTGAATGTGGTGGTTGTGAAAGTTAATGCTGGTTAAAACTATCTTTTGGTGGTTTTGATTATATGTAAAATTATTATTTAAAAATAGGGTTAATATAATTAACCCTATTTTTTTTTATGAAGTATAAATATTATAAACTTATATCTAAGGATAAATTTTACAAACATGGCAACAAAGATGGGTTTGACTTGGTTTCAAGATGCAGTATTTAAAAGAAAATTCAGATGGCTTTTCTTTATAGATGAAATTGTTGACGATGGAGTAAAAGCATTAGCTCCACAAAAAGGAAGTAGACCATCAATATCTTTTAAAGAAGTTGCACTAGAGCATTTAACTGAGACAATAAATTTTCCAACTAAGCCTGAGTGGAAAACATTTCAACTTACTTTATTTGATGCAAAATGTAAATTTTGGCCTGTATGGGAAAAATGG